TTGATTCATCGCATTTATTGTTTGTGCACGTTCCTCCATCACCTGATTAGGCAATGGCATTCCAGGCATTCGTTGTGGTTGAAATCCACCACTTGCATGAGGCGACCAACGATAAACCGCACCCGATCTACCCGTAACCTTAGTTATACCCGCACCCTCTGGAATTAACCATTGTGGTGAAATGTTTTGTTTGCGGTTTAATACGATAGTGGAATCAATCGCATTGAGTCGTTTTTGATTAGGAACCAGATCTCCAATAGGCCCTTCTCCCCAAAACATGCCCGGCACTGATCTGTATTTTACCATCGTATAAGGGAGTTTGCCGTCACATGAATCCAGATCACCTTTATAAAACAGATGTCCGTCGCATGAAATCGTCATCGCACCGTTTTTAAATTTATGGTTCGGAGCGTGTCTAAAGATTTTTAATAAAACTTTATCGGATTCTTCCCTTCTATTTCCATCAATCCCTGCATCTTTAAACTGTTCAGCAGGGAGAACACCCCAGTTTTCAGTGCTGATTGACTCAGCGACAATGTCTTTAGCCTTAGATCCAAAAAGATCTTTAACACGATCAATATCGACAGGATCTGTTTCCATTACCCATCCATGCTGTTGGACATCTTCCCATTGTCGGGAGGGCATAGGATACCAGTTCAGTGGATTAATAGCTCGTTCTTCTACATTTCCTACTCGGAACTCATCAAACTGAGGCATCCCATCTTTGAATACCTGTTCAGTTTTACTATCGTATTGGGTATTACCAAAGACATCGGTTTCTTCAGCTTCCCGAGAGACCATTGGGCCATTACAATCGGGACATCTTTCTTTGCTATAGACCTCTTCCCGCTCGGTAAAACCGCAAGCAGCACAAACAACCTGTGCATACATCTGAGCATACTTACTCTGTTTCATCTTGGGTCTACGAATCAAATCCCCTCGATGAGAGTTCCATCCAGAGAAAAGGATGGCATTACCCGTCAAAGCAAGCCAACCCGCTGCTGAAGGAAGTAAAGATCCTTCAGTATTTAAACGGTTAAATTCAGATCGTAGTGCTCTATGTGCAGCTTTTGACGCTTCCACGTCAGATTGATCCCGAGTAGCGGGTCGCACATCGGGTTCAGAATTTCCAGAGGTGAACAAATCAATGAGGTAGTCGTAATATTCGATTAGGACATTATTAACAGGAGTAGGAACCCACTCCTCTAAGGCGTGTTTTTCAAAACGATTAAAATGATTTGAATATTTTACCCACTGATCGCCTACCAGAAAATGCGAATTTTCCCTAACAGCATAATCAAACCCTGCACGACCTTCCCGAGCATACCCATAACAATCTTCAATAAACGTAAGCCAATCTTTTTCTTTTGACGGGGCTTTTTTGAGTTCGTGTACAGGTGATGCGCTTTTCCCTGCTGTCGGCATTGCCTATCCCTTTCAAACAAATACCACTGTATATACAATGTCATTACACCACAATACAACATATGGTAGAGTGTGTCAATAAGTTGACCTGCTAACCCTACTATATATTGTGGGTTACATCGCTCTCTCTGTGGTAAGAATAGGAACCTTTGTAGCGAACTTATTTGCTCTTCTCATCTTTGCATTCAACCAAACTCCACCCTTAGCAGCGGGGCCAAATCCCTTCTCTGCCTCCCATCCGTCATCAACAATAGCTGTTTTGTATGTAGGCAACTGAACGTGCAACTGCTCATCCTGATAAACAACCCCTCGATCACTGAGTCGAAATCGAGGAACAGAAACACTCCATCCCTCATGAATATGTCCACCAACAACAACATTAGCGTCGGGGTAAAAGACTGCTCGTCTATTGGTTTTGATTACACCGCGAGTGACAGGAGCACTGCCTCCCTCACCATGCGTATAGGCTATTTTAAAAGTCGTAGCATTCCCCCCTCCCTTGTAGTTCATATGCACAATGACCCACCCACGATAAGGCATTTCACAGATACGAAAACCTGTTTTTAGGCGAAGCAGTTCAATCGCTCGGGTAATCAGTTTCGTTTCAGCATGTTTCAGGATAGAAGATTCATGGTTTCCCCACGCCCACATTCCGATAAGCGGAGCATATGGCTCTAAAAAGTCCACTGTTTCGTCCACCAAATCGTCCAGATACGCATCCATATATGCGGGCTTGAGGCTTGACTTAGCTGACCGTCTGTCTGAGGCCATCTGCATAGCATCCCACCAATCTCCACACATCAAGATGGGAATCTTTTTCTCTTTTGCTTCGTCAAAATGAGACGTTAAAAGCTCTCTGTCGCAATACTTTGAGTCAAAATGTTGATCCGAACAAAGTAAAAATCGTATGGCATTCCCCTTTTCCCATGTTGCTTTAATATTTACAACATTATCCGCTACCTTCTTCACTTCCATTTTCAGTTCCGATCATGTCATCGAGGACACCATGCAGCTTCGGATTGAGCGGGCCATCATCCACAATCAGCATATCAACCAACTTCTGCACCCCGCTATTCCAATCCTGTCTATTTACTGCACGTATCACTATATCCCCTTTAGGTATTACTACCGAAGTTCCCTGTTCAACTTTTTCTGTAACCCAGATTTCCTCCTTCAGGTTAGGAATCGCTTTAAAATTTTTCCCAATCCGAACAGGAATAATAAGATTGACAACATCCACATTACTAAAGCTTTCCATGACGGGTTCTTTAGGAGCCGACGCTTGAACCGTGTTTGAATTTTCAACTGGCAACTCCTTTACAGGATTATGCTTTTTATTTTTTTTTGTCCATGAAGTAGAAGGAACTATTACCGTTTCACCATCACTGTTTGTTAGCGAAACGGTGTTTACTATATCTCTACTTCCCACTCCGATTACGTGATCAGATTCTCCACGAACCCCCATATTGGGGTCTTGATTTAAAGCCATTAAAGAGTCCCCTCCACGTCATGAACAGAAGCTTGCTGTGCCCACGGAGCTTCAGGATAATCTGCTCGGTCTGCCATCGGATTCTCTTCTACGCTTTGCATCCATCGAACCCGTAACGCCAGATTCGCATAATGTTGCATTAAGGTAAAACGCTCCTCTCGTTCTTTATTGAGTTGACGCAATAAGGCTGCAATCGTCATTAAAAAAGCAAGGGTCATAAAAATAGATAAACCAACAATCGTCATATCAAACTCCCTACGGCTGACTCAGGCTCCTTATCGTGTTGCTGACGACTAAGGGACTGCTCAATTAACCGCTGTGTAAGTGATTTAGGTTCTCTTTCACCATCGATATAAGGCAGAAGGACATTGTTCTTAGCGGATTCAATTAAAAGCTGTGTCCGAAACATTTCACAGGCTATAAGCCACGCCATCACAAGGTCATCGTGCCCACCTGACAAAGCCTCAAATTTGGTTCCACTTGGATTTAAAGCAAAGATTTCAAACTGGTTCAGGAGTTCCTGACTTCGAACAGTAACTGAGCCGTCTTGCATATACTTTCTGCCATTGGCAATGATCTCATGGCGCGTCTTTAAATTGGTGTTAAACCCCAACTTTGCTGTCTGTTTATCAAACGCTTCTCCGGTATTGTTTCGCTGAAAATAGATATTGGGATAGCTTAAACGGTGCAGTGTAGCATTGGCCCCACCGTCCTTATTGTTCTCGATGCCGAGCAGTGCGTTGTTATACCAACTGCCAAACTGATAGGCTATTTCACCGAAGGTAAGCGGATCCACTTTCCCCTGCACTTCGAGCACCTGTTCCCCTGTGGAAACCTTGATACACTCGAGGACCGAATCGTCACCCCGTTCCACTCCTTCAGCTACGTCACCACCCATAACATAGAGTTCGTTTTTTAGTGGCTCTTCCCATACTCTTTGCGTTAAACTCAATCCATATCCTCCAGTTCATCGTCGCTCGTCATGTCGGCAGCGATTTGAAATGGGTCCTGAAACTCATCGTCTTGCTCGGTCATATCCATTAATGGCACCCACTGATCCCGTTTCTCCTCACCTACCTGACTCCACAACCCCGTTTTATACAGAGGTTCGTCTTCGTCTTTATCGTTAGCGACAGCCCGATTTGCCCGAGCATAATAGCCACTCCCCTTATCATGTGGTTTTGACATCGAATCGAAACCCCTGATCATTCATACTCAGCAGACCCGTTTGTGGAGCCGTTATTGTTTGTCGCATATCGCGGATCAATGAATGGCTAAAGGCAAGTTTCTGGCCTATCGGGACAAAAGCTCCGTAGGCGCGGGCCTCGATCTCATCCTCGTCCCACATCTCTACAAGTCGATCTTTACTGATTCGAGGGATATGCGGATTATCGAACATCGACCATTGGTGAAAGGCAATATTACGTTGTTTTCGCTGTATGTAGAGATCCTCATAAATCCACGGAACCCCTTTGTCATCCAGTGGGGTCATTGTCCCTACCAAAAATCCGTTAAAATCAGCCAAGCGAGCAGTGCATTCGGAGTATATAGGCTTAGGCTGCACCTCGTTCAGGCGAACCTTATGCAACCTTACCCCCTGGAATGTCTTACGTTTTTGTGTGGAGAATTTAAACTGAATACTGGAACCGTTAGTGAACTTGAGCAGATGCCCTGACCACCCGTTTTTTTCCGTGAACGAACAACTGTCATCGATCATATTCCACATGACACCCGACTCATCTGCCCCTAACACCTGATCGTAATAGATCCGCTCAGTGTCCATGACGGATGTCTCCTCCGTATCCGACACCACCCAGATGCGGAGGGGATCACCCGAGAAGCGATCACCTTCCTTTCTAAATGTTTTCGTTATAGGATCAATCCAGAGAGCATCTGCTGTATCCTCAATCGCACCGAGGAGGCTTTTGCCACCACGGTTTCCCGCAGTTGCCCATTTGTTAATGCTGCTGTCTTTAAGGAAACCCACCTGACAGGCGTTCTGAGGCTCATACCCCTGATCTTTGACATTCTCATACCCGCCATAATGAACGCCCTCCCAGAGGCCAAAGGGTTGGAATCTGAAGAAGGGAGTCTGTAAAACACGCACAGCATTTTCATACGCCACTGGTCGAGAATCTGCAATGAGGGGAACCAGTTCTGGTTTATTATTCAAGACCCCTGCCAGTTCAACTATGGGCTGAAAGTCCATCTCACTCAATCCATCGGATATCGAGGCGAAACGCATTCTCGCCCATGATGTCTCTGAACGCATCCATAGCTATTCGAGATCGAAGCACCATATTCTCCCCCATCGAGCTACCCACTCCAATGCAGCCTGTTACGTCCTTTTCATAATTACCTACATGAAATAGACAGGCATAACGCTCTGCACGACCTTTATATAAAGACACGGTGCCTCCTACAATGGCATACACATCACCAAACTTTTCAGACACCCACGGAATGCCGATATACTGACCTGACGGGATACAGGATTCAAACGGCTTATTGTCACGCCACGGTTTTTCCACACCGTTAAACATCTTAAATCGGCCGTCTTCCGAGCTCACACCGATGCTCGAAAATGTCCCCTGCTTAGAAGTAATGTCCCGAGTGACTATAACTGAGTTTTTGATTTCCATTCCCCCGCCCTTTCTGATATTTATTACTTTAGTCCCTACAGGCCCTAATTCAGGAATTATCGATAGTATTAATAATATGCCTTTTCGTAAGTACAATGTCTATACATACGTAGGTGTTGTCTACACATTGTTATTACATATGTAAGTACAATGTCTACATGGGGAATTATCGATAGTATAATAAATATAACATAAGTGGTTATTATTATTACACTTAACTACCCGCGATGAACTTCGAAAATAACTCCCAATTCATTATAACCATGGGTTTTTGATTATTCTTTTTTAAAAAAATTAAATCGTTATCCCCCATCCATTTCTCGATTGTTCTAAAACCTGATCCGTTTTTCCGCGCCTTAACCTCTGCAACAAGCTTACCTATAGGATCATCCTTGCTAATAGTAATGTCACCAGAGAAAGATCCACCCGCAGCACCTGACAACGGAACACGTTCAGCGTCCACACCAAGTCCTTTAAGTTCATTAACAATTTCACGCTCAACTCGTAAACCTTTATCTCTTGATGATTTTCCACCCAACTCTGGCCTCCTTGCGTTTCTTTTTTCGTTTACTCCACTCACGGCATTGGTCATACCATGCCTGACGTTCATCTGGCGTGCGTTGCGACAACCACATTCTCGAACCCCGTTTAGCTGTCCGAAAAATCAACGGATCTCGAGCAAGACCTTCACCCGATGGGCTTCGAGGAAAGAAGACAACCTGGCCGGTTTCCCTGAGGTCTTTTGAGGCCCATCTACATGCAAGCTTTAACTCAGGATCATCTACGGATCGACTAAACGTAGAGGCCATAATCCCCAACATCTCTTGAGGGTTTCGAGGGTAATGCTCGCAATCATATCGAAATGGCTTTTTCTTTGGCATAAAAGACTCCCTGTCATTACATTGTCATTACAGGGGGAAATATAATCTAATCTCTTAATTGCACAAGGAGCCTATGTCCTCTATTACAAAACCCAACGGAACAAAGAAATTCAGGGGCTACGCAGGGATGCGATCCCCCATGCAGGGATACGAAGCGCTATCTATCCACGACCCGTATAAACGGTTGGCTGCAGGGGTAGTCACTAACGCCCTGCTCGAATACAAAAAAATCTGCGGGAACTATAATCAGGCAACGGAGAAGGAAAAAAAGAATGATCGAATCCGACTAAAGAGTATAGAACAGGAATTATGCGAAGATAAAAACATATTTGTCAACCTACTGGAAACCCACAGCCACGCAATGGACACCCCGAAAATCAAGAGAGTCCTAAAAAATTTCAAAAAACAATACGGCATCCCTTGACCGTAACGACATTGTCATTACATTAAGAGGTATGGCTTCCTCTATTGGACATATTACCTCCCAAGCAATTTGCATAGGCACTGCCTCTGGTTAGTGCTTATGCAGGTTCTTGGGAGGTGTATATGGCGAGAAGGTTCCCAACGGCTGAAGACATAGATTCTCAAGTAAGGTTCGTGGAGCAAATCCACGCATGGGGAAACTCCCCACTCGCCAGTAGAGGATGGCCCTCTATATAACCCCGACAAACCAGATCCTCAGTAACGACAAACCTGAGCAAACAACAATCCGTGAGACTACACGATAGTAAGTTGGCGATATGAGAAATAACAGGAAGGTAATGTATCCAGACTGCCCCACTCCCCAGAGGGGGGCATAAAACTGCGTTTAAAAAGGAGTCTCAAATGCCTACAGTAGGAAACATCAAGTTCCCATATACCAAAAAAGGCAAAGCTGCTGCCAAGAAAGCTAAGGCAAAGGCTAAGGCTAAGGCCAAAACTAAGGCCAAATCAAAAGCACCCAAGAATAAAGGTAAAAAATATTACGCATAATGGCCGAAAGTCCCAACATCTTACCCCTCGAACGTAGAGCCTCACCCGATGAAGGGGCAATGGTCGAGGTAATCGCTGAATGGCATGCAACACCTGAATCATTCAGAGAACATAAATCCCTTAAATCACTTGCTACTGCTCACGATTGGCCTATCACCGATAGACTCTACCGTATAGCCAATTCTGCAGAGGTCGCACATCGATCAATGATCTATTCGTCTGCTCTGGGTATCAATAGGGCCGGCGAAGTGCTAAATATGTTAGCAGATAAAGCGGTGCAAGATGGATCAGTAAGAGCTGCAGAGGTTTGGCTCCAACATAATCGCACGTTACTTACCGATGAACGATTGATGAAACATATAGGCGAGAAAGCCGACCCCAAAGAACTAATGACCGCTGCCCTCGATGGGGCAAAAGAGATATTAGCGTTTGTCGGAGAGCTTAAAGCACCCGAACCGCGA